GGGCGGGAACATGCTGCAAGCGTCGATGTCCACGTTCGATCCCGCGCTTGGCAAACAACCGACGGCCCATCGCAGTGGCCGCGCGCTCGAAGCGTTGCAAGGGCAGAGCGTCGAAGCGAACTCGCACTACCTCGCCAACTTCGCGGACATCTCGCTGATGTACGAAGCGAAAGTGTGGCTCGACCTCGCGCCGCGCGTCTATGACCGGCCGGAACGCATCGTGCGGATTCTGCAAGGCGACAAGAGTCAGCTCGCCATGCTCGGGATGCCGTTCACGCGCGATGGACAGGGGATGCCGCACGCGACGCCGCAGGATCAGCCCGTGCCGCCGGACGCGCTGCATTTCGATTTCAGCAAAGGCCGCTACGGCATCACGACGACGATCGGCAAATCGAAATCGAGCCGCTTGCAATCAGGCAACGACGCGTTGACCGCGATCATCCAGGCGGAACCGGCGACGCTGCCGATCATCGGGCCGCTCTGGGCAATGACACTGGACTTCCCGTATCACAACGAACTCGCCGAGCTGTTGCAGAAAGATCGCGACCATCGGATGCCATGGCTCGCGCCCGCGAACGGCCAGCAAGATCCGGCGTCGCTCGCTGCGGAGAATCAGGCACTCAAAGCGCAACTCTCGCAGGCGGCGCAGATGATTCAGTCGAAGATTGCGGAGAAGCAGGTCGAACAGCAGGGCAAGATGGCGATCACGCAGGTGCAGGAAACCGCCGAGACGATTCGCGATCAGGCGGCGAACGAAACGAAGATCGCCGTGGCGGAACTCGGCGCGAAAGTCGATCGGCTCGCGCTGTTCCTCGAAGAACGCGCACGACTCGGCGTGCAGGGGCACGAAGCGGGGATGCAGGCGACGGACCAAGCGCACGAGGTGGCGATGGCCGCGATGGATCACGGCTCGGCGACGGACCAGGCGGCTCAAGCGCACGCGCAAACGATGCAGCAAGCGGAGCAGAGCAACGCGCACACGCAGGACCAAGCGCAGCAACAAGCGGACCTCGCGCCCCCGCCCAGTGAGGCCACGTCATGAGCATCAGCGCCACAACGTCCACGAATCGTTCGCTCGCGGTCGCGTTTCTCGTGTTCCTCATCGTCGCGGGCTGGTATGGGTCGAATGTGGTCGGCGACCTCAGCTCGTTCAACGATTGGGACAAGCCCGCCGAAATCGCGAAGATGTGGAAAGGCGCGGTGTTCGGCCTCGTCGCGTTCCTGCTCGCGCTCGGCGTGGATGTGAAATCGCTGCTCGGCCCATTCGGGGCGTTTCTCCCCGGCACGACGACGACGGTCACGCAGGCGTCGAGCACGATGACCGAGACGAAGGTGAGTCAGGACACGCCGCCCGCAAAGGAGTAAGCGCGTGATGTTCAAGGCGTGGCGCGAACGACATGGCAAGTGGCGCAAGGATCCGAAACTGCAACCGGGGATTGATTTACTTCTGGAGGTTCTCATGGCGAGTGTGATTGACCTGGACGCGAAACTCGATGCGATCAAGGCTGGCGTGGACGCGGTGAAAGCGGAACTTGCCGCGCTGAAGAATCAGCCGCCGGCCCTCGCCACGCAGGAGCAGATTGACGCCCTGGCGGCGAAGGAAGACGCCATTCAGGCGGCGCTCAACGCATAACTCTTGCATTGACACCGCGAATTAGCGCATAATTCCCGACCAATCAGCATGCCCGCGAAATCTAAAGCGCAGCAACGCCTCATGGGCGCCGCCGAACACGGGGCCAATTTCCCGATGGCGCGCAAGATTCGCAGCACGATGACCGGCCAGCAAATGCACGACTTCGCGTCCGGGTCTGAAAAAGGCAAGCCCGTGCATGTCGGTAGCCACCCACACGCCAATCTCGGGAAATACCTTCATCCCTCGAAGAAATCCCGCTGATGGCTGACGAACAGACGGTGCCGCAGACCGAAGACCAGATGCACGCGGCATTCGACGCGCTGCTGGACCCGACGTTCACGACGAACGAAGAGATGGCACGCGTCGAGGAACCGGCCCCTGAGCCGGAACCGGAACCCGAGCCAGAAACAAAACCTGCGGCCGTTGCCGCCGCGCCCGTCGAACCGCCGAGGGTGGACAGGCGGACGCGCGAAGGCCGCAAGCTCTCCATCCAGCAGGAAATCGACGAACTCTCGAGCCAGCGGCACGCCACGAAATCCGAAGTCGAGACGACGAAGACCGAACTCGCCACGCTGAAAGCGGAACTGGCCGCACTGACCGCGCAGAAGCCCGCCGTTGTCCCGCCCGCGCCGGTTGCGCCTGCGGCGCCGTCGCAAGCCGAATGGGAGCGGTACGCGTCGATGCCCGACGCGCCAGATATCACGAAGTTCGATGACCTCGCGAAATATCAGTTCGCCGTCAACACGTTCGTCACGCGCCAGATGCTCAACGAGCACGCGCAAGTCACCACGCAGCAGCGGCAGATCGAAACACAACGCATCCCGTTCAACACGCGCATCGAAGCCGAAGCGGCCAAGGATGCGACCTTCACCGAGAAGCTTCTCAAGACACCCGTAGACACGCGCATCATTCCCTGGCTCCATGCACATCCGCAGGGGCCAGACGTGATGGTCTACCTCGTGCAGCATCCCGAGATCGCCCAGCGCCTCACCACGCTGAACCCTACCGACCAGGTAGGACAAATCGGTGAGATTATCGGAACGCTCAAATCTTCGGCTGCTGCCTCCTCCGGCCCAGCGTCGAAGCCTGTCCCTATGAGTCGTGCGAAGCCCGTGATTAAGCCGGTCACGTCTTCGCCAGATGTCGGCAACGACGACGACGACGGGGACGACGATGACATTTCGGTGGATGAACACATCCGTCGGGAGAATCGTCGCGAAGGCTTACACGTGCCCCGCGCTGCGTCGCGTTACTGACCGTTCGCGCGTCCCAGAGGGACGCACGCGGAAGGTGACCGATGGCGAATACCCTCGCGACACCGCTGTGGACAACCAAGGAAACGGCCAGATACTACGTCAACGATCTGACCATCCTTGCCAGCGGCAACATCAATCGCGAATACGATGACCAGTACGTTCAGAACGGCGCGAAAGTCGGGAACACCGTCAACGCGCGTATGCCGCAGCGGTTTACCGTCACCGACGGTCAGGCGCTCCAGCTTCAGAACATTTTCGACCAGACCGTTCCGATCACGCTGACGAACCAGAAAAACGTCGCCTTCGGGTACAGCACGGCGCAGCAGACGACCGAACTCGATTCGATCCGTCAGCGGTACGTGCAGCCGGGCGCAGAGGCGTTGGCGAACGCGTCGGAAGTGCTGTTCTTCAATGCGGTCTATCGCGATATTTACTCCTCAGTCGGCACGCCTGGGACGACACCTAGCGCCACGCTGACCTACTTGCAGGCCGGCACGAAGCTGACCGACCTCGCGACGCCGCTCCGTGGTCGCAAGGCCTGTCTGGATCCGCTGGCGATGCAGACGATCGCCAACACGTCCTCGACGCTGTTCAATCCGACTGCCGTCATCGCCGAAAACTACAAGATGGGCATGTTCGGTCGGCAGCAGCTCGGGATCGATGAGTGGTACCAGGATCCGGCGCGAGCGACGCATACGACCGGCACGTTCACGTCCTGCACGCCCACGGTCAACACGGCGTCACAGACGGGCGCCACGCTCAACACGCAGGCATGGGCCTCCAGCGCGACGACGCTCAACAAGGGCGATGTGTTCGTGCTCGATGCGGTCAACAGCGTGAACCCGCTGACCTATGCGAGCACGGGCCGTCTCCAGCAGTTCGTCGTGACCGCGACGACCTCGGACACGACCGGCAACATCACGGCGCTGCCAATTTCGCCGTCGATCATCACGTCTGGGCAGTTGCAGACCGTGGATGCCTCGCCGGCCAACGGTGCGGGGATCACGGTGCTCGGCGCCACGTCGAAGACCAGCGGGACATTGGCAACCACCACGTCACCGCAGTCGTTTGTGTATCACCCGGACTTCGCGACGTTCGTCATGGCGGATCTGATTCCGCCGGGCGCGGGCGCACGGAGCACGCCGGTACGGTCCAAGGCGCTCGGCTTCTCCATCCGCATGGTGGAGCAGTACCAGATCGGGACCGACCAGAATCCCAGCCGTCTCGACATCCTGATCGGTGCCGCGACGCTTCAGCCGCGTCTCGCGTGCAGAGTGTGGGGTTAACGCTATGGCATTGGCTACAACGACCCTCAGTTCGGCGGTCGCGCAGCTCGACACCAACATCGTCGTCGCCTCGGCGGCATCCGTTGCCGCGGGCCGCTTGATCATCGTCGATCAGGAAGTGATGCAGGTTGCCCAGGGCTATGTCTCTGGGACGACCGTCGCGGTGCTGCGTGGACGCGATGGCACGCCGCAGCTCGCACACAAAGTCACGGCGAACGTGACACATGGCCTCGCCTCTGACTTCGCACTGCCGGCGGCACAGACCAGCGTGACGTATCCGCTGCAACGGGCGCGTCAGATTGTCAGCATCACCGCCACGAGCACGCTCACGCTGCCGGTCAGCGGAGAGGACATGGTGGTGATTCTCAACGGCACGGCGGCGATCACGCTGACCATTCCCGTCCCGACGAAGGATATGGATGGATGCATGCTCGTCATCGTCAGCAACGGGGCGGCGCAGCACATTCCGACCTTCACCGGCGGGCTCGGCGGCGCAGGCACGAGCTATGACGCCATCACGTTCAACGCCACGGGCACACTCTCGTTGGTCGCCTTTGCCGCGAACGGTCTGTGGACGATGCCCGCAGGCCCGGCGCTGACAGGGACGGTCACGAACATCACAGCGGGGATCGCCTAATGGCTGTCGCACGCGCCCTCCCAACACGCAATGCCGACAGTTCCTCGACGGTCGCGAGCCCGTCTCGCTCCGACGCGTATCTCGGCGCCGTCGTTCAATCCATGCTCAGCGGCGGCGCCTATGGCCTCGCCGACGAAGGCAGCTACTTCACGGCCTGCAACGCGACACTGGCGACGGGGATCGCTGGCCATGCCGCGCCGGTCGTGGCCGATACGGACACGAAGGCCCTCCTGCATATCTTCAACGGGTCGACCGGGAAGAACTTGCAGATGGATCGTCTGTTCCTCGAAGTGACCAACGCGGGCACGGCCGGCACGATTTCGTACGTGGTTGTGTATATCGACCAGAAGAACGCCACGGCGCTGACCTCTGGAGGCACGACCATCACGCCGGTCAATGTCCTCAGTAGCGGGGCGGCCGTCGATACCGGCGTCATCGTGACGTTCGGGGCCTGTGCCACCACGATGTCGAGTTCACGAAAAGTCGGCCAGCAAATCTTGCGCGAAGTCATTCCGGTCGTGCAGGACACGGTGATGCTGAAATTCGGCGCGGCCCCTGGCCAGTTCCATTCGGCGATCACCACAGCCGGCACAGCGACGAATCATCTGGTCGCTAACCTCGGTCCCGTGGTCATTGCGCCGGGAGGCAATCTGAACATCGCGATCATCTCGCCCTCGCAGTCTGGTGCGCGTTCGTACCAGTTCGATGCGGGCTTCTGGCTCCGCTAGATGGCTGCGGCGTCTACGTTCACGCTCACGTCCACGACGTTCGGCCTGCCGGTGCTCGCCAGCGATAGCCAAGTGCTGTTGGCCTCGACCACTGGCGTGACTCCCGGCACGGCCCTCTACGTCGGACGTGAGCAAATGTTGGTGGATCGTCTCACCGGCATTAGCACCTACGCGGTGGTCCGTCGTGGGCAGAATGGCACCGTCACGCGGGACCATTCGACGGGGGATACGGTCTGGATCGGATCGCCCGATTGGTTCTTCTCGGCGGATCCGCAGGGATACGTCGTGAATCCGCCGCTGGTCGAACCATACATCAACGTCCTGACGGGTGATGTCTGGTACGTGCAGGGCGATGACATCGCGAACGCGCAGCGGACGTGGCAGAAGGCCGTCTCATCGCAAATCTTCGGGTCGCTCGGCGTCCGCGTGGACTCCACGACCATTCCGAGTTAGGGGAGAGCGCATGGCTAACTTTTCGAGTGGGGGCGTCTTCGATCCCACGCGCGACTATCAGTTCTCACCCGGGAGCACGCTCGCCGCCGCCACTGTGACCGCCACGTCGATGGGCTACGGTCCATCGGGCGCGGCCATCGGCGGCACGGTCACGCAAGCGACGAACCGCACGACGGGTGTCACCTTGAACACGCTGTGTGGCGCGATTACCACAAGTTCGGCATCACTCGCGGCAGAAGCCTCCGCAGAATTCACGGTGACCAATTCGCTGGTCGCGATCGGCGATGTGGTCTGTGTCGCTCAGCGGAGCGGCGGCAACAGCGCGGGCACCGTCGTGTATGTCTCGACCGTGGCGAATGGCAGTTTCAAGATCGTCGTGCAGGACAACAACGCCTCTGGTGGCACGGCCGAAACCGGGGCCATCATCATCAACTTCGTCGTTCTCAAGAGCGTGACCACCTAATGCCTGTTGTCATTTCGCCAGACTCCGACTACGGCCGCGAACTCGCGCGCTGGAACACCCCCAAGAACAAGGCCGTGCTGGATTCCAGCGGGGATCCCGTGCGGCAGTTGGACGGCACCATCCTGATGGGCATGGGTGGGCTCGGCAACGAGCAGCATCCGAAGATGCTGTTCAAGGCGCGGAACAATCCGCAGAGCGGCAAAGCCTCCGTGGGCGAAGTCATGCCGCATCCGGCGGACTACTCCAACGCGGCCGAATTCGAGCGCGCAAGCCTCTGGGTGGAGTCGTTCAACAAGTCCTGCCAGAAGATCGTCAACAGCGAGCAGGAAGAACGCGTCGCGGTCGGACAGGGCTGGCATCCCTTGCAGACAGGCGCCCTCGACCTCTTCGAGGAGCAGCAGAAGGAATTCGCGCGCATCGCCGCTGAGGAAGCCTGGAAGGCGCAGCGCATGACGGAGAAGGCCCGCGCCGAGTTTGAGGAAGCGAGCAATCAGACGCACGAGCACGTGATGGACGTAGCCCCGAAACGCAAGCGCGGACGACCGGCGAAGGGCGTGAAGGGCGTCACGGCCACCAATGGCTGATGATCTCTATTTCGGCGATGCGAGCCTGAATCGCCGACTCTATGTCGCCCATGCGACCGTGACAGCGCCCGTGATCTATTCCACGGCGGCGGGCACGGGCGGGCCGCTGCTCTGGAACGGCTCCGTGAACGTTATCGCGCGGATCGTGGCCGTGGGCTTCGGGACCAAGACCGCCTCCACGGTGGCGGGGGCCCTCGGCTTCACGGGCGCGGCGGGACAAACGGCGGCGCCGAGCTCCACGACGGCGATTGAAGATACCGGCAATCTGTATGTGGGCGGCAAAGTCTCGTCCTGCACGCCCTATCGGATTGGCACGACGACGAACGCCGGGACATTCTTCATGCCCTTCGCCCAGGTGACGACGGGCGCGTTGACCGTCAGCGATAACACGATGAATTGGCTGCGCCTTGATCGCATGATCAGCGTGCCCCCCGCCGGCTGGGTCTCGGTCGCCGGGTCGGCGACGCTCACGACCGGCGTGTTTGAAATCGGCTTGGTCTGGGAAGAAGTCTTGATTCCGATAGCGACGTAACCCTTTCAGGAGAGCGCGATGAAGTTTTCAGTCTTGATGCAGCGCACGGCCGCCACAGGCGGAAGCCTCGGCGTCTTGTCCTCGGACGCCACGCGCGCTCGCCGCGCTCGCGTCTATGACGTGATGTTCGGTTCAGAAGCGACGCCCGCCGATGCGGCGCTGCTCTGGCAGATGAAGCGGTTTTCCGCCGCCGGCACGAC